GTGTCAGTCGGTCTGTCTGAAAAACGGGTCGCGGACTTTTTTCCATTTCGTTTCGCGGTTGCTCGGGCTGAGCCGAGTCGACCGCCGTGTGATCGGTTGCAGCTGAGGTGCGCGATTCCTGCCTGGTCGAGGCTGGGGGCAATTTCCCCGGTTTCCGCTAGGGGTGGCTCGTGGTCGGCGGTGGGGCCGTCGGGGTGTGAGCCGGGCAGGCTCATGTCGACTGGGTATCCGCAGCGTATGCAGGTGGGTTCGCATTTGGCTAGGACTTGCTTGCGCCATGCGCGGTATTGGGCGGTTGAGTGGAGGTTGGTCATGGCTTGTACTTGGCCAGGATGCGGTTGACTGCTTCGACGGGGTAGCCCTTTTGCCTGGCTTGGCAGGCCATGAGCCAGCGCTCATGCGTCTCGGGTCGGCAGAACTGACAGGGGCTGGTGTGGTCGGTGTCTATCCAGCCTCGGTAGCAGATCACGTGTCCGCAGTTGCAATTGGATTTGCGGCAATGTGCGTCGAGTTCGGTTGTGGTGTGCATTTTCGTTTCCCCTAGCTTTGGGCCTCTCGCCCCGACCTTACCCCTGCGGGGTCAGGACGAGCGGCCATTGGTGGTTGGTTGGTCTTTTCCCCGATCATCCTCTAACCCTTTCGGGTCTTGCATCTTCTCCGCAACCATGCACCCATTTCCGCATGGCAGGCCCACCAGCTTCAACCTTGCGGCCATCCTGGGTTAGAGCCATCCGGTAAAGGTAGGCCCCCTGGGTTGCTGTCATCGCTCACGCTACTCGGGCTGTAGTGGGCTCTCGCATATTGCGTCGCTAGTTATTTGCCTCGGGATGCTGTTCCAGGTAGGCCTGCCAGACATGAGCCTGGAGCCTGCCACGCTGGCCTACGGGTATGCCTACCTTGCGGGCCCATGCCCGGACATCCTTCTCGGTTGCAATCATGCGGTTTCCCCTCCTGTGAATGCCTCGACGGTGGTCGATTCCTGCATCTTCTCGATAACGTCCGACGCTTGCTTTTTTGTCAGTTCGTCGAGGCTCGTGACGGTAGCATGATTGGCGGCCATTAGGCACGCATTGACGAGGCCAAGAAATTCTTCTTTTGTGGTCACGCCGAGATCCTTGGCAGTTCCACGGATCTTGCCTTTCTGTGCAGCCGAGGCCTCACCGCTTCCGCCGTAGACCTTTGGCGCACCGGGCAGGTTGGGCACAGGCTGACCATTCGGGAAAGTCTCGACTACAGGTTGAGGCTTGTAGAACGGGTCATCCTCTGGTGTGCCCTTAAGCCGTTCGGCCTTAGTCATCTCGGTCATCGAGGCTCGAAACTTCTCCTTTGAGTAGCCCGCCGTGGCCAAGGCCCGGCCCAGGGCCGAGGTGCTGGCGTTCTCAAGAGCTGAGGTTCGGTTGACTGGTGAGCCTCCCACGACTTCCTCGGCGTAGTCAGATGCGATCATCACTTCGCCTAGCCATACCTCGGCCCTGACGATGTACTGCAGCGGGCGGCCTGTATTATCCCGCTCCACATGGACTAGCTCGGTGACCAGTCGCCCGGTTCCTTTGTGCTCCCCCCAGAACTTATGAATCCGGGTGTCTACGGTTTCGTACTGGCTCAGATCAAAGGCCATTATTGGCCGCCATTACTTCGACGCATCTCCACGAGCAGAAATGCTGTGTCAGTCCTGCACGTGGCGTGAGGGTCAGAAATGCGCCTTCGTGCATCATGTCTCGGCAATGGTTGCATTGGTAAACGATCATGCGAGGATTTCCCATTCTCTGAGGATGCGGCCATGGTTGCCCTTGACCGTGGATGTGGTGAAGCCGGAGGCTCGAATAAGGCTCTTGGATGCCCAGGAGTGCATTAGGGCGCCGATCTGGTTGGTTGATCCGCAGGGTAGGCCCACGTGCATTCTGAGGTCGTCGGCTGTGATTGTTTGCCCAGGCCCAAGGTTGCGCCTGTAATCGTTGGCCCGCTGGTGCCATTCGGCGTCTTTAACGACGGCTGCGGTGGCTGCGGCTTTGGCTGCATAGCCGCTCCCAGCAGCACACCAGCTGCAAATGCTATCCCTGATAGACCGACCACAAGTAGAGCAGTTGTCAAGCGTTGTGGCGAATAGTGTTCCATCGTGCATCGTTTCCCCTTCGTGTTTGTTTGTGTTTGTTAAAGGCCTGGAGCCTCTAGCCAGCCGATTAGGCCCATGAAAGCCAGGCCTACGGCTGTAGCGCCAATGTAGAACAGGACTCTGACAAAATACTGAAGCGACATTTCCCCTACTTTCCTGGTGTGCAGGTCCAGCGGCCCCCGGCCCAATGCTTCGAGCCTGACCACTTTCCCCGGTGATTTAGTGTTTCGACCATGGCCGCAATCTGGAGATTCGCTGGCCATTTGTGCATCTCGACTGACCGTAGGTAGGCCGCGAACTTGAGCGGCTTAGGGTGCCAGGTCTTTAGCCAGTCGAGCATCATCCATGTCGCCCCGTCGGTCAGGGCGTCATTAAATTGGAACATGCCAAAATAGCCGTTCGCCCGGTTCGTGCTGCGCGGGTTGCTGTGTGACTCCCGCTCGGCCACGCAATGCACGTATGCGGCCTGGTCGGGCGGGATAACGTAGGTCGGGCCTGCGAGGAGGGCCGCAGCTGCGACGACCGCGACGATCAACCTGCCTCGATGATCGTCACGGTAGACGATACGCGGGTGCGGATTACTGACTCCACACTGTCGCGGTTTACTCGCCTCTGGCCGCCGGGCGTCCTGTGTCCCTCGATGATGCCGAGGTCGAGGTATCGTCCGACTGTATCCGTGGAGACGCCAAGGATCTTGGCGGCCTCTCCTGGTGTGATTATTTCGCTCATCGTTTCCCCTTTCGAGGTAGAACGTAGCAGGGTTTACGCGCTTTGCGCGGTTATTTCTTTGGCGTGTTGAGAATGGGTAGCGGGAAGGCTTGGCCGTTAGCTTCGCCTTTAGTCGAGAACGAGACATGGATGTGGTCGTAATGGCCGTAACCAGTTCCGCGCCATTTCCACATCGAGTTCGCGTAGGTGCCCGAGGCAATCTGATCGTTGAAGACTACGTACTTGATCCGGCCCGAGCCTGGGATGCCAGATGCGGCGTAGGCCACGAGCTGATTAGCCAAGCGCTGTGCGGCCTGTGGGTCTTTGGGGTCGAGGTCTTTGTCGATGTCGAGCGCATGTACGTAGCCGCGTGAGTCGGGATTGTGATCTGAGGCTGATTTGCGAGCCTGATGTGCCTTGTCCCCGATGATTCCGTCACTCCTGCGATCCCGCTTAGGCCAGCGCTTATTCACTTGATTCCGCAGGGTTGTGACTCCCGCAACCGGGCGCCAGGCGGCCACTACTCTCCCTCAATTTCGAACTCGTGCGTTGTGGCTACATCATCGGGGTGTGGCTGTTTGCCCAATCCCATGCGGGTGTCGGAGCGATTAAGCAAATCGGTAGCGGTCGGGATTACAGCTGCGCCGATTGCCACGATCAGCGGGTGAATGTTGGCGGTGGTCAGCCATGAGAGTAGAGCGCCCAAGGCCGCTCCAAGGATTGCCTTAGTTGCGGTACCTTCCCAAGTACCTGCGAGCCACTTACCCATGGCTGACCACCTTCCTAGAGCCTAGATGCTAGATCGTCTATTTTTGCCGCTATGTCGGCCAGGCTGTTGCCGCCGTTGCGGTAGCCGGGCTGAATGGTTTTCGTGTAGCGCTCGATTTCTTGCCGGACGACTGAGCGAATGAGCCAGAAAAGCCCGGTCAAAAGTAGCGCTAAGGCTGTCAGGATTCCGACTGAGATCCCGACTATGTCTGTCCATTGCATGGCCCAAGTTAACGATTCTTGAGGCGTTCGCGCACTATGGCGCGGGCGCGTTCCGTTGAGCTAGTCGGCTTGGGTGCGGCCTTTTTGGCTGTGCGCTTCTTGGGCTCCTCGATGGGCTCTAGTGCCTCGATGATTTCCTCGGCCTGGATGTCGCTCATACTGTGAGTCCTGGGTACATGACGGCGATCATCGCATCGGTAAAGCCGAGGCTCTTGGCGTGCTCGATTGCGGCTGCGCGGGCTGTGGCCGCGTCTGCTTCTGCCTTGGCCTTGGCCTTTTCGGCTGCGGCGTTCGCCTTGGCGTCTGCCTCGATCTGCGAGGCTTCTTCGGCCGTGAAATCGCGCTGGGTGACCGTGGGCGGGTCGGTGGTGTAGTCGGTTTCGATAACGTCAGACATTTCTCTCCTTTATGAGTTCTTGTAGCCGTAAACGGACACGACACCAGTAATGGTTCCCGACGATGGTGCGAGGCTGAAACCGTCGTAAGCGGTGGTGACGGTATGAACCCCAGCCATGGCTCGGTATGTCATCTGAGTAGCCGCCACTTCTCGATAGGGAAGCGTGCTAAACATATTCGTGTTACGCGCTAACGCTGGGGCGTTGACCATGAGGCTGGCGAATCCTCCAGGGTAACTAGTGTCGTGGTATGTGACGAGCCAATTGGTCTGGCTAGCGAGTCTGCTGGCCTGGACACTTGTGCCCGTAGCCTCAAAACTTTGGGATGAATAACTGGCAGCACTTGAGTCTGTTCCTGCAACTCGCATTCGCATACCTGTATATGCGGCCGCGCTGGAGGCCGTGATTTGTACCAGAATTTCGTAGTTATCGTAAGTTGTCGAAAAACATCCATTCAGGCTTATTGACGAAACACCTGTAAAGGTGACGGCTCCTCCAGATGCGCTAGCGCTTCCTCCGCTGTTAGCGATTGAGGTCGGTGTAACTAGGGTAAGGCCAGGCGCGGCCACCGATGGGGCTACGGAATACCATGTAGTCCCCGTTGAGGCGTAAATCAGCCGCAAGCCCTGGTATTGGGCGCTGGTTGAGGTCGTGCCTACGATTGTGCCACCGGTGACGCTGGCCGCGCCTGCGCCGATCTGAGCGATCTGTACGACCATGCCGTCGACAAGGCCCGAGGTCGGCAGGGTGAACGTGCCTGGTGAGGCAGAGTTATAGAGGAACTTATCGCCCTCGAGGATGTCGGCCAGCGTGATCGTGTAGCCCGATGTCTTGACATTATTGGGGCCGCCCGAGGCCACGACGTCAACCCGGTTAGCGAGGGCCAGGGAGGCCGTGGGGTAGTCGGCTACGAGATCCGTCGAGGTGACGTAGGTCGTGCCTCCTGTAGTGGTTGCCATGCTGTGCCCTTCCTAGGCTGCGATTAGGTCGTCGGCGGTAACTACGT